CATGAAAAAACAATTGATAAATTTATTGATTTTTCTCGTTGCCTGTGCAATCGCTTTTGCGTATAATGTCTCTATGGTTAGAACTGAGGTTATTTAATTATGTCGAAGACTGGATTTTATGACGCTAACGCCAAGCGTCAGTTTGTGGATGATCTTACTACTCGGTTTGGTCAGACTGTTACACGCTCTCAAGTACTTGAACTTGCTAGCGAAAAAGTGTTCCCCATTCCTTACTGGTTCTTGAACGATAAGAGCCGAAATATTGGTCGAGGTATGTATTCGACCACTGCTGTTACCGTACGGCATCCTAAGGCTCATCTCAAAGCTGGACCAATCGATCTTGATCCATCGATGTTCACTAATACTCAGGCTGCGCCTGATCAAGATATTGCAATGGTTGCTACAGTCACTCCGATCAATCGTAAGCAGAACATGACTGCTCTTACTGAGAATCTTGTTCCATCTAAGGATGCGACCTACGTTGAGTTTGGTCCGTTCTCTCGTATTGCTAAGATCATCGACTCGAAGATCTTCTACCCTGTGTTCATTACTGGCTTGTCTGGTAACGGTAAGACATTATCGATTGAGCAGGCTTGTGCCAAACTGAAGCGAGAGTGTATCCGTGTTAACATTACGGAAGAGACTGACGAGGATGACCTTGTTGGTGGTAACACTCTTGTTGATGGATCTATTGTCTATCGTGAAGGTCCTGTCCTAACTGCGATGCGTCGCGGCGCCGTTCTAATCTTGGACGAAGTTGACCTTAACGCAACGAAGATTATGTGCTTGCAGTCGATCATGGAAGGCAAGCCATACCACATCAAGAAGACTGGTGAGAAGGTCTCCCCTGCTGTTGGGTTCAATATCTTCGCTACTGCTAATACCAAGGGTAAGGGTAGTGAAGATGGTCGCTTTATTGGTACGAAGGTAATGAACGAGGCGTTCCTTGAGCGCTTCCCGATCACGTTTGAGCAGGACTATCCGCCTGAGAAGGTTGAACTGAAGATCCTCAATCGCAACATGGATAAGTTCAATTGCATGGACGGGAAGTTCGCTGAGAACCTTGTCAAGTGGGCTAATGTGATTCGTAAGTCGTTTGCTGACGGTGCTACGAACGAAGTTATCTCTACTCGACGACTTGTTCATATTGTTAGCGCGTTTGCAATATTCCGTAACCGTATCGAAGCTGTTGAGCTTTGCTTGAACCGATTTGATACAGAGACTAAGGCCTCGTTCCTTGATCTCTATACTAAGGTAGATGCTGAGGTTGATCTCGACGCCACTAAGCAGGAGTCTGAGACCAACCCCGATCTGTATGCTGAGGACATCCCGTTCTAATAGGAGGCAATAATGGATACTTACTTTTTTGTTTTCATGGGTTTTCTTCTTGGTTGGACTGCAAGCGCTGTTTGGGATGCATTCTCAATGCTCCGAGAGAGCAAGGAGAAGGATAATGAGTAACGCTGCAGAGAAGTTAGATTGTCAAGACCAGGTCTTCGCTTTCCTTAACATGCTTCGCGACTCTGGTAAGGTCAATATGTTTGGCGCTGGTCCCTATGTCCAGGAAGCGTTTGATTTCAATAGGGCACAAGCGAAGCAGTATGTTCTTGCCTGGATGAAGAGCTATGATAATGTTCACTAGAGATAATATAGAAGAGGCGCTAAAAGCAAACGTTGCTGAGGTTAGATTCACAAAGTCTGATGGTACAGAACGAATAATGAAGTGTACTCTAAGAGAAGATCTAGTCACAGTGTATCAAAAGAAAACTGATCGAGTGAAAGAGAAGAACCTAGACATCGTACCAGTCTTCGATGTCGAAAGGAATGAGTGGCGCTCATTCAGAGTTGACTCTGTACAATCGATTAGCGTCTGGGGCGGTCAGGAATGACCGCCCCTTCTTTATAGGAATGTAAAGATGGAAATTAAAGATTTAACTGACGAAGAACTTGATAAATATGACTCGGCATATGTTGCCATTGTCGAAAAAATCCGTATAATACATGCTCTAGGTCTTCATAGACAGCTATTGAAAGATCTGAATGATGATATTCCTCAACAACTAAACCTACTAATTGCACATGCAATGAGGATGAACATTGGACGAGAACAACTACGTAACATCTACTGGTAAGAGTGGAATCACAGCCAAGGTTATTCAAGACTCAGTCTGCTCTAGAACTGCAACAAGAGTAACAACTTTTGAGCTAGAATATCCAAGATTTATTCATAGCGAGTTTATGACTCACCGAATGCTCTCCAGGAACGCCGCTTCCTCGAGAGCAATTCCTATTTCTAAATTGGTAAAGTTGGTTGAAGAGAGGCCAGCAAGACCAGTAGAATGGGGTAAGAATATTAAGGGTATGCAGGCTACAGAGCAGCTTGATCTTCCAGAACTAATGGAAGCAAGTTCACTTTGGGATAACATTGCTAAGATTACTAGTAGTGTTGCCAGGAAGTTTGACAACCTCAAACTCCATAAGCAGATTTCAAATAGAATTCTTGAACCTTACCAGATGATTAAGGTAGTTTGTACGGCTACCACTTTTGATAATTTCTTCCATCTACGTAAGCATCCAGATGCACAGCCTGAAATTAAAGAGCTTGCTACCGTAATGTGGAATGTATATAAGAAGAGTAATCCAATTGGTCTAGCAGCAGGCGAATGGCATGTGCCATACATTCTCCGTGAAGATACAGAACATGGACTTCAGTATTATATTTGGGAAGAACAAGACAACCTAGAGAAGCAGATTGTGAAGAGATATTTGACAGCAGAACAAGCTGTTATGATTTCAGCTTCATGTTGTGCTCAAGTTTCCTATAGAATTCTTAACACAGACATTGAGAAGGCACGCGACATTTTCGAGCGACTGGTTGAATCTAAACCAGTCCACGCTTCGCCTTTGGAACACCAAGCAACTCCTATGAGCAACATTACTAATAGCTGTAATGATTGTGGTAGCTGGGAAAAGGGTGTTACTCATTCTGACAGAAATGGTGCTATGTGGTCTGGTAACTTTAAGTACTGGATTCAACATCGGCAACTTATTGAGGATCATGTTTGTTGGAAATTTGAGGAGTAGGAAATGCAACTTAGTCATGTAATTGAAATGAGTTTGATTGAAGCTGAGAATGATGGTCTTAATAAACAAGAAGCAATTGAATATGCAGCAAGAGCTAACAGCGTAAGCGTTGACGTTGTCAGAGATGTATATGAGAATCTTGTAGACCTTCAGAATAAGATTGCAGACAAATTAGGTATTAAACTATGATTCAAGATAGTGTGAAGTTAGATTATAGTGATGTATTGATAGTACCACGATTCTCTGACATCGATAGCAGAAAGAAAGTCAACATCGACTACAATCCTGTTATTGCATCTAACATGGATGGCGTTGGTACGTTTGAAATGGCAAAAGAGCTTGCCAAGATTGGAGCAATTACTACTATCGTTAAGCACTACACATTAGATGACTGGTCAAAGTTTTCTAAGACAGCTAGCGAAACGACTCTAAAGCATTTGTTTGTTTCAACAGGTATTTTGAAAGAAGACATTGAGCTAACAGAAAGTATTGTTAGTCTTCTATTTGACGATCATGGAATCTATGCTAACATCTGTGTTGATGTTGCAAATGGTTATATGACACAATTCTATGATACTGTATCGATGCTAAGAAAGAAGTGCCCTCATTCTAAGATCATGGCTGGCAGTGTGGTTACAGGAAAGGCTGTTCGAAGATTAGAGGATGCTGGTGCCGACTTAATTAAAGTCGGTATTGGTTCTGGTGCTGTATGTACTACCCGTATCAAGACTGGTATTGGTTATCCTCAATTCAGTGCTGTTATGGAATGTGCTCTAGAATCCAAGTATGGCGGTATCATTGCTGATGGTGGTATTACTTGTGTTGGTGATATCGCAAAGGCGATCGGCGCTGGTGCAAAGTATGTCAAGCTAGGTTCTATGCTAGCTGGCCACGATGAGGGTGGTGCCACGAATGTGGAAGGTGGCGTTGTATTCTATGGAATGAGCTCTAGGACTGCTCAAGAGAAGCATAAAGGCTACCTTGCTAACTATAGATCCTCTGAAGGTAGAACAATTAAGCTTCCATATAGAGGTGCTGTCAGCGGCACAATGGAAGACATTTTGGGTGGTTTAAGATCAACTTGCGCCTATGTTGGCGCACATAGACTCTCGCAATTGCATTTGTATACAGAGTTCATAAGGGTGAATAATCAATATAATAGGTCAATGGAACCATACACAATCGCAATGTAAGAAAGCCCCCGAAAGGGGGTTTTCCATATATAACTTTAGTGTATTTGTTAGGAAAATGCAGTGAACCAGAGGAAGTTGACTATATTTGACATCGATGAGACACTGTTTGAAACGTCGGCAAGGGTCCGTGTGTTTGATAAAAAGACGGGTGAAGTAGTTAAGCTTTTAGACAATAAAGAGTACAATACCTATAGGCTTGCCCGCAATGAAGAGTATAAAATTGGTGGTCCAGACGATTCATATAAGGAATTTAGGTCGGCAAAACACTTTAGAGAAACCTCTAAACCAATAAATAAAATGGTGGAGAGGCTAAAAGATGACCTTGCCAGAGCAAAGGAGTCTGCTGGTGCTCACCAAGTTATCATCGTCACAGCTAGAGGTGACTTTGATGAAAAGGAAGTATTTCTAGACACATTTAGACATATGGGTATTGATATTGATAGCATGAGAGTAGAAAGAGCTGGTAAGATTCCTGGTCCTTCTGCTTCAGCTAAGAAAGCAATATTCATTGAGTATCTACAAAAAGGTATACATGAAAATAAGCCTTTTTCTAGAATAGCGTTATTTGATGATGCTAAGACAAATTTGGATGCATTGTTGTCATTGAAAACAATGTTTCCTCAAACTAAGTTTGATGCATACTTGGCACATCATGATGGTAGAGTTACAAAGTATAGGGCCAATCAATGAGTTTTATTCAGTATTTAAAAGAAACAGTTGACGATGAAAGCAAGCTAATTCATGTGAAGCACAATGAAGAGCATGTCGTTGATTCTGGTACTGAAGGCTTTAAGCATGCCTTCCATACACTCAATGATACACACAATGCTATCATGGGTGCCACTCATTCCTCTACTAGAAACACAATTAAGTATGATGGTTCGCCTTCTGTAATCTTTGGTTATCATCCAGTCACTGGTAAGTTCTTTACGGCATCCAAGTCTGCATTTAATAAAGAACCAAAGATCAACTACTCCCATAAAGATATTGAAAACAACCATGGTCACTCACCCGGTTTGGTTGAGAAGCTAAAGGCAGCCCACGACCATCTTAAAAAGATTACTCCAAAGGGCAGAGTGTTCCAAGGCGACATCATGTATACACACAATGATGTTACTCATCATGGCGGTAAGTATCACTTTACACCAAATACACTTACCTATTCTCAAAAAGCAGATTCGCCAGAAGGCAAAAAGATCAAAAAGGCTAAGATTGGTGTGGCTATCCACACTGAGTATAAGGGCCATGGTGATCTTGAATCAATGCATGCTCATTATGGATTTGACCCACATGAAGAGGGTAGTGGATTCAAACACCACTCAGATGTTCATATGCTGCCAATCCATGTCGTTCATGCTGCAAAGCACCCTGAAACCAAATTCCAGCATCACATGAAGAAAGCTGTAGAAGAGTTTGAAGGTGCTACAGATGAAACTCATGACGCCATTGCTAACCATAGAGTTAACCTAAAGACATATATCAATAGCACAGTAAGGACTGGTGCTAAAAGATCTGCTGCTGGATATGAGTCCTGGTTAAGAAATAAACATCAAAGTAAAGTTGATGAGTTAAAGACTCCGGCTGGTAAGGCAAAACGCCAGCAAGCTATGGACCAGGATATGGCCCATGTTCAAAATAATAGACATCATTTTCAACGAATTCTAAATATACACGATCATTTAGAGAATGCTAAAAATGAATTGGTGGATCACCTTTCGAGTTTAGATCACCATGGGTATGAACATTCGATCCATGGTGGGCCATCTGGACCAGAAGGGTTTGTATCAATCAGAAACAACAGACCAACTAAGTTGGTTAGGAGATCAGGTCAAAGTAAAAGTGGTCACGCTGCTTTCTCCCAAGCTAATTTCCTAAAGGCTAGATAGAATGGCGCAGTTTAGAAAAGACAGACACGAATATCTTCCAGATGGCAGGACCATCTTTGAAGTAATGATGCTAGCAGACCAATATGGTAATCTTATTGGTCCAGCTAATCCATCAGGTGTTGCTGTCGATGCGTTTGGCAGAGCAAGACAGTCTCAGCCACTCACACTATTTGATTCATTTAACCGTTACGAAGATAACGAGAAGTTTTCTACAGCTAACACAGCCGGTGGCACTGTATCATTTAGTGCAAACGCTGCTACTGTATCATTAACAGTTGACGGTACTTCTGGTGCCAAGGTACAAAGAGAAACAACAAGGGTGTTTGCTTACCAACCAGGTAAGAGCTTACTTGTAATGAATACATTTGTAATGAATGAGCCACAAGCTAATTTGACACAAAGAGTTGGTTACTACAATGATTTGAATGGTGTATTCTTAGAGCAAGTTGGAACAACTATACGGTTTGGTATTAAATCTAATGTTACTGGCTCTGTGGTTTATGAATATGCAACACAATCACAGTGGAATATTGATACATTACTTGGAGCAGTTGCTTCATCGCCATCCCAAAAGACACTTGACCTAACGAAAGCACAGATCTTTTGGACAGACATTGAGTGGCTAGGCGTTGGCTCTGTGAGATGTGGGCTTGTTATTGATGGTCAATTGATTCATTGTCACACATTCCACCATGCAAACCGCATTGCATCAACATACATGACTACAGCATGTCTTCCTGTTAGATATGAAATTGAAAATACTGGTACAGAAGCTTCATCAGCTACTCTAAAACAGATTTGTACTACTGTGATCTCAGAAGGTGGTTATGAAGTAAGAGGAAAAGAAAGGTCATATGGTCTAGAACCAGGTGCAGCAAGTCAAAGATCTCTAACTCTGGCAGGAACGTATTACCCTGTTCTATCTTTACGGTTAAAATCAACAAAACTTGATGGCATTGTAGTTCCTAAGGGACTGTCTATTGCCCCTATAAACCAGGCAGTCTATAAATACAAAATAATGACAGGGACAACGATAGCAGGAGCTGTATGGACTTCTGCTGGAAGCGATTCCTGTGTTGAGTATGATGCTAATAATGCATCAACAATGTCTGGTGGGACAACACTTCAATCAGGTGTAATAACTGTCACAAACCAGTCATCTCCTATTGTGGATTTGGGTGATGGCGTCTTTAGATTACAATTAGAAAGAAATGGTCTTTCTAATACCACAACTGTATTTACGATAGCAGTTACTTGTGGAACAGCTACCAGTAATGTTATTGCAACAGTAGATTGGCAAGAGTTTACGTAAGGGGCTATATGAAGAACTTTAGTCTTTATACCGAAGAGTTAAACTTCGAAGAACAAGAAGGTAAAAATATCACTGTCGGTTCCTATGAGACAGAACATTTTCCCTTATGTCCAGGTGCTACAGATGCATTCAATAACCTAATGAAAGAACCAGGTGTAGATATGGCTAAAGTAGAAGAAGCTGCAAAGCATGTTGACGAAGCTTTGGCTGTAGAAGCAAAAGCTATGGAAAGAGGTCACTCTACACAAAAAGATCTAGAAGAGTATGATATGCATGCTACAGAGGCTGAAGAAGTTCTCGATGAACTTGGCGACCTAGAAAACCACGAGTATTATTTGCGTGATGTTCATGAGCCAAAGCTAGTGGATATGCTAAATGACAGTGAAATTAGCGATGAAGACCTGGAAGATGACGAGGATGAAGAAGATTATAGCCATCTAGATGAAGATCTAGAAATAGAGCCTTTCTGGGATGATAACGAAGACGATTTTAGCGACTTATTCGACAAGTAATAAGTTATTATAAATATTCCGTACAAGGTTAGGGTACGCCAACCCCTTGAGGAATATCAATGAAGAAGAGACTCAGTCTACAAGAATTTGTGGTTACGCGCCAAGCTGCAGCAGCAATGGCCAGCCAAGATGCAACAGCCGAAACAGATGCTGTTGATCCAAAATTAAAGAAATCCAAAAAGAAAGACGAAAAGCAATCCAAGGGTACCACGGATACTGGTATGCCCAAGAATGAGATTGAACTCAATCCAGTAATGGATACAAATTGGTCAATCTACGAGCAGAAGGACAAGCATGTTGTATTTGCTTTTGGTAGAATGAATCCTCCAACAGTAGGCCATGAAAAGCTTGTTGATACTATTAAAGCTCACGCAGAAAAGGTTGGCGGTGAGGCCCACATCTATCTTTCAAAGTCACACGACA